AAATTAAATAAATAGATTATAATATGAAAAGATTGAAGGCATTAATTACTCCTAAAGTTCTTGCATGGGGTGTTTTTGCCTTCTTTCTTATCAAAGGACTAATATGGCTATTATTGTTGTTTTTAGGTTACTATTTTTTAATTTAGTTCTTGACATCCATTCAAAAATAGCGTATAGTGTATAAATACTAATGATTCGTTGAAGCGGATTAATACTGGACAGGACTCGGGTGCGACTCCCGACAGCTCCACCAAAAGTACATTGCGCCTTACTGCAATAAGGTGTCTTTGCAGAGACGCAGACCTCGCAAGGGTCCAAGACAATGTATTTTTGATGGGGCTGAAGTAGGAATCGACTGACAGGGCAGAGAAGTGGAGAATCCGGGCGCAAGCTCCGTTAACGCAAGAAACCAAACTAAATGCAAACGATAACTTTGTATCTTCAGACTACGCACTAGCGGCGTAAATTTGACGGGCTGACCGGCTTGCCTTGGAACAGAAAATGCCGGACCAAGTTTCAATTATAAGAAAGGAAATCTAATGAAACTAGTAATCGCAACTGTTGCGGCATTGACAGCAACTACTGCACACGCAGACTCTATGTGGACATTCGGCGGAGATTTAGACGCCAACTATGCTGTAGACGCAGAACGCATGACAGTTGATATCGAACCAGCGTTGACATTCACACCAGCTGACGGCTTGAACTTTGTAACAAGCACAGAGTTGGCGCTATGGGATAACGAATTAGTAGCAGATACTACTATCGAAACTATGCCTACAATTGCGTTCGAAGTGAACTACACTATGGGTGCAATGGATTCTGTAGAGTACTATGCAAAGACAAAGTACAACCTAGAAGCAACAGCACGTGAAGAGATTCACATCGGTGCAACATTTAGCTTCTAATAATCCCACAAGGATTAAGAAATAAAGAGAGGCGATTATTTTCGCCTCTTTTAACAAAATGTATTGACAGAGACATCAACATCTGTTATTATGATCACTCATTTAATCAATATGAGGTATAGTATGACATCAATTATAATCCCATCAAGTGAAGCTGATCGCAAGCGGATCAAAGACTGTATGGAAGAAATTAGTAACTCCTATCTTCGACAAGAAGCTGAACGTGAGTTCGTAAAAGAAGCTATCATCTCACTCGAAGATGAAGTTGGTATTCCCAAAAAATATTTAGGCAAGATGGCTCGTATCTATCACAAACAGAACATGAGTGAAATCGTATCTGAGATAGAAGAGATCGAAGCCCTTTTAGAATCTGTCAAATAATGCTTGACAGACCGTCTATTGCATGTTATAATAGACGCATACAAAGAGCAAAGGATCACTAACGATGAATCACATTAAGACATATTTTAAAGAAGGCACCGATGGTGCTAGAGCAGAGGTTCACCTCGAAGAAGGTATATACTGTATCCGATATTACATGGGTATTGGAGATACTGAGTTCTTTCGTAGGGAAACGTTTGAAGGCAAGTCCAGGCAATATGCTGAAGATGCGGCTGAGAACTGGGCTTTAGGTATTAAGGTACTCAATGGCTAAAATTTCTTATGTTGAAGATGATTTGTATAATGTCGTAATTGATAGTGATACTGGAAACGTTTCTCTTGGTGGAGAATCTTATATTAATGATAGTAAGCGTGAAGCTTACATATTTCAAGTAGCCTATTTGATGGGCAGGGAGCATAAAAAATCGCAGATAACAAAAACATTGGGCTTATAAAAGAACTAAACTCTGAAACAATCATGAAAGAGATTGCAGAGAATATTTCTAAAGGAGTGCCGTACATCGATGCAGTGATATATTACGCAGAGAAGTATGGACTAGAAGTAGAAGTGGTCGGTGAAATTATTAGGCGATCACCTGTTCTGAAGGCAAAGATATATAAAGAAGCCGAAGAACTAAATATGGTAGAGAAGCTGACTAGGTTGCCGGTATGACAAAAAGCTTGTATAGCACACAAGACGCATTTGACGTTTATATATGCTATCTTGCTTTAAAGCGGCACTTTAGTTCGAACTATGATTACTTCAAATACAACGGTAAGGTTAACGCCAGAATCGATGCATTTGAAAATCGTAAGGATAAGTTTTTCTTCTTTAAGTTAGCAAAGCGAAAGGACTATAAAGACTTTTTACTAGCTAACATGGTCAACAATCCAGACGTTTGGGTTGGTGATCTAGTTGACAGTCAGACCGCAAATGAAACTTTCACGGAATGGTCGAAACGTCAACAGTCTTTGGGATATGTGTTTAGTAATGAACTAGACGAATTGAACGAAGACTTTAATGCTAACTTCGTTGTTGAAGATGGACAGTATCCTCGTGTATTGTCACTCTTTAACATGAAGCGCATCAGCATCGAAACTCTAGTCATATTAAGTGACTTGACAGGATGCTTCAAGTACTGGGATAAATCTATCAATGATACGATAGTTTACCCGAGTATAAATAAGATTGTTAACAAATATGGACCGTTTTTAAATTATGATAAAGCGAAAATGCGTAAAATATGTGTTGACAAATACAACGCAGTCTAGTATACTAGACAAACAAAACGATAAAATCGTAATATAAACCGCTATACACAGGAGTAAGCAAACATGACAACATCATTCTCAGCCCTTAAGAAGGCACGTACATCATCATTCGACAAGTTGAATTCTCAACTCCAGAAGATGAACTCAACAGGTAACAAAGGCGATGATCGCTTCTGGAAACCTGAAGTAGATAAAGCAGGTAATGGCTATGCCGTTATTCGTTTTTTACCCGCACCGCAAGGTGAAGATATGCCATTCGTAAGAATGTGGGATCACGGATTCCAAGGACCAGGTGGCTGGTATATCGAAAACTCTCTCACCACTCTTAGCCAAGATGATCCAGTATCTGAGTATAACTCAAAGCTGTGGAATTCTGGTCACGATGAAGACAAAGAGATTGCACGTAAGCAGAAGCGTAGGCTGAACTACATTGCAAACATCTATGTTGTGAAAGATGCCGCTAACCCTTCACGTGAAGGTCAAGTATATCTTTATAAGTTTGGTAAGAAAATCTTCGACAAACTGAACGATGCTATGAATCCTCAGTTTCAAGATGAAGATCCAATCAACCCATTTGACTTTTGGGAAGGTGCTGACTTCAAACTAAAAATTCGTCAAGTAGAAGGTTATCGTAACTACGATAAGTCTGAGTTTGATAGCGTAAGCGTTCTGTCTGGTGCAGACGGTGCTGAGTTATCAGATGAGGTGCTTGAAGATACTTGGAGCAAGCAACATTCCCTTTCAGATATTGTTGATCCTAAAAACTTCAAGTCTTATGATGAACTGAAAGCAAAACTGTATAAGGTTCTAGGTCTTGATGGCAGTACACACGCACCCAAGGTCACTGCTGAGGACGACAATACGGGTATGGGGTTCACTCCGAGTTTCAAAGAGCGTTCAGCTCCAGAACCTGTAGCGGCTCCATCCCCAACTCTTGCGAGTGATACTGGTGACGATGAGTCACTTGATTTCTTCAAGAGCCTAGCAGAGGATAATAGCTAATTTATTAGTTAAAGTCTGAAGCGACTAAGGCGGCTTGCAGAGATGTGAGTCGCCTTTTTTATTTGGGTATTGAGTTCTTAATTAGAAGCCACCAGCAAATGATGCTACGGCTGCCACTTTAGGATTACCGAAGACTTGAATGTGTCTTGTGTCTCCACCTTTTTGAACTACTGTAGGGGCGCTGTTAACAGCAATGTTTGCAGATGCCGCTCGTCTATTAGAAGTAGTGTCATCGACAGCTTGAGAATCTACAACGCTACTTCTACCTAAAGCGCCACGCAAGCTATCAACGCCCGTTGATAGTTTTTGTAGAGTATTTTCATCTAAACTATCTAAACCAGGACCAAAGTTTATATATCGTCTGCTACTTAAAAAGCCACCTTTCTTAGTATCATATTCTCCACCCTTCATTAGAGCGTCCATCATCGACAGCACGCCACCAATATCTACCATCATTTTACTTAATGCTTGAGACCCTTGTTCTGTTTTGATTTCATTTAATGATTTAAAACTAGACACAAAACCATTTATAGCAACACCGAATTTTTCCATTTTAGCTATGATGGCTTCGTCTAAAGTTTTAAGTGGCTCTAGGGCAGCCAGCATATTTGCAATAGGACCACTACTTGTTCCTTCAGACTCATTACCCCAAATCCAGTTCCAGCCGTCTTTGAATGCTTTGCCTACACCGCCAAAAAATCCATCAACTCTTCCTAAAGCATTAGCGGCAAAGAATGCTGCCATGCCTGCCGATAAAGATATTAGGCCTTTTCCGACAACATCAGCATTAGCCATATCTAAGCCAGTAAGTGACCCAATACCTTCACCAAAATTCATTAATAGAGCTTTTGTTTTTGCTCCGTCCAGTCCTATTGTGTCGCCAACAGCGGCTATTCCTTCAAACGCTAAGAAGAATGCGGCAATCGATGCACCTAATGCTGGTATACCTGCAAACACAGCGGCGCCTACTCCGCCTGTTGCGGCTGTTACTGCTCCTAAAACTCCACCTACACCGACTAGTGCGCCTAGAGTTTTAATTGATTTATCACTGAGAGAGTCAATCGCTAATCCAAAATTACTAACGAGTGTAGCAATTGATGAACCATCTGCTCCTAATGCGGCAACACCTGCATCTCCTACAGCAAATGCACCCATGAACGCTACAATCGATGCGGCTAAAGCTCCAGCTCCTAAAACAAACTTAGCTTTCATTTTTTCAGTTGTTATTGCGCCTAATGCACCACCTGCGGCTAAAAGTGTGCCTAGTGTAGCAACAGATTTAGTGTCTAGTGATCCAACTGCCGCAGAGAATCCTGTCATTAATTTTTGTACGTTGCTAAAATCAGCACTTGCGCCTAATGCTAAAGCACCTGCTCCAACAAGATCAGTAGCGGCAAACCCTGCCATCAATGCTACCATTCCTGCACTAATCGCAAATAGACCTTTAGCTAATGATTTTGCTTTCAGTGGAGAATATCCAACAATCGCACCACTTGCCATTAATGCTCCAAATGCGGCTACAGCAGGAAGAGTCAATGCTCCTATAGCTGAAGAGAAACCAGTGAGCATAGTCTTTACATTATTAAAATCTAAACTTACTCCGAGTGCATTCACTCCTGCAAACAGAAGATCGCCTGCTAACAGACCTGCTAAGAAACCGCTAATGCCAAGACCCATGAATGCGAGTCCTTTAGCCGCATCTTTGCCACCACCAAATGCAGACGCTACTGTTGCTCCTCCTAAGAGTGTGCCCATTACGACTAGACCTTTCGTGTCTAGTCCATCAAAAATGGTACCGGCACCAGCAACTGCTTTACCTATAGCTTCAAAGTCTAATGAACCGCCTAATGCTGTAACTCCAGAGAATATGAGATCGCCTGCTAATAGGCCACCAAGAAAAGCACTGATAGCAAAGCCCATTGTGCCTAATCCTATAGCGCCTTTAGTGCCTCCGACTGCTCCTATTGCAGTGATTGCCCCTAATGCTACAAAGGCTTTAGCGTCCATAACTTGAATGACTTCACTGAATCCTAATGCCGCTTTCTTCAGACCCTCAAAGTCCATTCCTTTGGTTTCTTGTAGCCAACTGAGACCTTCAGAGCCAGCAAGTAAGCCGGTAAAGAACGTCGGTATCGCTACTCCTAAAAGTGCTAGACCTCCAACACCTTTCATTGCGCCCATAGCAAGACCGCCTAGACCCATAGCACCTGCCATGCCTAAACCACCTAAACCACCGCCGCCACTAGAGTTGTTAGTTGTGCTTTGAGTTGGTGACTGGGCAGCCGCAGAGAGTGCGGCTGCCTGAGTGTCTGCTTGAGACTGTGCAAGATTTCTTCTTCGCTCTGCGTTTCTGATTTCTTGGGTTTGTAAGTTAAAGGTATCAGTAAGAAGTCTGGTTTGATTTCTAAGAGAATCACGCATAGACTGTAACGCTGGAGTAATTTGATCCAGTGTCTCTTGGGATAGATTTACTACTTGTGGTTTCCTAGCCATCTTACTTTACCTTATTTACCAATAGCTTCTTTTGCATAGAATGCCGCTACAATAGCCGCAACTGATACAAAGTATGTGGGCGCAATGTCGCCTAAAATTTTACCAGCATTATCAAGTCCTACTAGTGATGCAATTACCACAGCAAAGGGGTATAACAGCATACCGAACAAGGCAAACCATGCCATGTTTCGTTGTGCATCCTGCTTCTTATCTTCATTCTCTAGCATAATCATTCGTTCTTGCATATCAAGTTCCTGATCTGTGATGATACCATCACCATCCATGTCTGCTGATTCTAATTTAGAACCGTTTTGTAATTTCTTCGCCATGTTTGCTCCTAGCTATGTCTATTGTTTTGTTGATTCTATAAATTCAATTAACATATCCATATACAAGTCACGTTCATAGGGCATTAAGTTTTCTATATCCCCTATACTATATTTATGATGTTGAGCCAGCGAAAAGACGTTTTTGTAGTATGCCATAAGATTATTATGGCTCAACATTATGTAAAAAAAGAGTCCATACCCTCCACTACAAATTGATGTGCGTTACCTTTGCTGTTTTTATAATCAATTGTATGTCTTAGTTTAGGCATAGTTACGTAGAACTTTTGAATATCTTCTACTACTGAACTAGTAAACCCGTCTACAAAGTCCGAAACTTCTTCGGAAGAAAAGTCTGATAACTTAAATACCTCATCTGAAGATTCATCTACTAATGTGTCAATACAAGAAATCATTGTAGCGAACATCTGCTCAGTTGATCCTTCTTCTACTGCTTGCATCTGTCTAACCTCTTCTAAGCTAGGGTATCGCATCATCATGTAATACTGGTCATTGATATCAATCTTTTTACTGTGTTCATCATTAAACTGAACTTTGACATCATTTATATCGATGACTGTTTCAACTTTCTCTCCAGTTTCTTCATCTTCGAACGCAAAAGAAATCTCATTATTGACTGATTTTGCTCTAATGTTTAAAATAATGTATTCTAAATCAAACACCGATAATGTATCCACATCCACATCGGGCATGCAGTTATTGATTACTTGTTTGATTGATAAGATGATCTGATCCATGTCCTTCGACTCTTGTGCAATCATAAGAATTTTCTCTTCTTTGACTGTAAAGGGTCTGTACTTCGCCTTTTTGCTAGTAGACGGAATCTCAAGTTCAAATAATGGTTGATCAATTTTTGGTAGTGCCATGTTATACTCCTATTGTATAGTAATAATTAAAATGATTTCAAAATTGTAGAGACATTCGATACCTGATTAATAGCGTCTTGAATGTTTCTGGGTCTCTTCAAACCTCGAATCGCTTGTGTAAATGTATTTATAGATGATAGATAAGAGAGTAGTCCATTTGCTCCACCCGCTCCTTCGATGACGTTACCAGTTTTAGCTCCACTAACTTTGAGTTCATCATATGTAAATCCTACGGGCAGAGTGATAAGTTCGCCACTCGATTCCCATGCTTCTGTAATATTGCCTACTTGAACAGGATATGCACCTGACATCGTATATTTGTATGTGATACTTTCTGACTGAAATGAGTATACTATTACCTCTATAGTGGTAGCATAATCAGATTTATAGCCCATCTCAAAAGGTAGTTGTCCATCTACAGCAGAGATTGGACCAGCAGACGTATCGTAATTGATTATCTTTTGCATCCATCTGTGAAAGAACTTCAACACTGCAAAATTGCTGTCTACCATAAACACTGTAGGTAAAACGGGAAATGCCATTGACTGTGGTCTTCGTGTAATGGCTCCAAATGCTTGTGTCTGTATATCAACAGTCTGAACGTCTAGTTCAGGCAAA